TTTATTTCAAAACTATGATTTTACTACTACTAAAGAAATATACTTTACAGATAACGGTTCAGTTTTTGGTGGTTTTGATGGTACAAAAACTTATAGTATAGCTAGTTTTACAATATCAGTCAAAGAAATAATAGACACCAACAACATTCCAAGAATAAGCTATGATAGTAATGGAGATAATGGTCATATATTGTTAGAGCCTACTTCTACTAATCTTATTACTTATAGTGAGGACTTTAGTCAAAGTATATACATTAAAGATAGTACTGTAAGTGTTGGTACTATAAATAATGTTTCTCCAAGTGGAGAATCTAATGCAACTAAAATAGATGTTACGGCAAGTGGTCGTATTTATGCAAATTTTACAACAGACACTTATGTTTCAAGTATTTTTATAAAGGCAGGAACTTTTGCTTATTTTAAATTAGCAGGTGTTCAAGTAGATTTAGTTGCCGTAACAAATGCAAACGGAACAATAGAATCTTTAGGTAATGGGTGGTTTAAAGTAAGCGTCAATTATACAGGTGCTAGACCATTTCAAATTCAAGCATACCCTGATGGTAGTTATGCAACACATACAACTTCTGGTAATTATTTTATATGGGGCGCACAACTAGAAACCTTATCACACCCAACTTCTTACATACCTACTAATGGCGGTACAGTTACAAGAGCTACAGAGACTGCAACTGGTGCTGGTAGTGCTGACTTAATAAACTCAACAGAGGGTGTGTTATATGCAGAGATAGCTGCTTTAGCTGATGATAGTGGAATTAAGGTTATTGATATTAATGATGCAACATCAAGCAATAGAGTACTTATTTATTATAGAAATTCAACACTAAGAGCTTTTGTTATAGTTAATGGTACTACCGTTTTTTCTCATAATCAATCTATAGCAGATGTGACTCAATTACATAAATGCGCTTTAAAATGGAAGCAAAACGATTTTGCATTCTGGATAGATGGAGTTGAGGTAGATACAGATAATGTAGGTAATACATTTGGTGCTAATGTTTTAAATATTTTAAACTTTGCAGACCCTTTTGGGAGTTTACCTTTCTACGGTAAATGCAAAGCACTAGCAGTATTTAATGAGGCTTTAAGTGATGACGAACTAAATAATTTAACTGGCTGATGAGTTTAAGATTAACAGAAATATGTTACCCAGAGGTAAAGAGTTACTACATCGTATGGAACGATAGTGAAGCGATAGTATCGTATGGAGTGCTAGAAACCTATCAATGCTTAGAGACTAAGTGGGACAATGTAGATTTATACACTAAGGAAATAGATTGGATAAACATATTAATAGATAACGGTATTAACCCTTTTCCAGAGCAATGATAGTATCAGCGCAAATAGATGAGAGAGAGCTAAATTCTTTAATTAAGGACTTAGAGAAACTTAATATGTCTGATAGTAAAAATAAGACACTACTAAGACAAGGAATGCGAAAAGCTGCTAAGCCTATTCTGCAAGAGCTTAAATCTATTGTTCCAGTTGAATCTAAACAACTTAAAAAGTCTTTAGGTATAATTAATGGTAAGAACGTAAAAGGCAAACCACCTACAGTATATATAGGACCAAGAGTAAAAAAATCATTTGCTAGTAAAGAGAAGTCTGGATTTTATTTCTATTTTTTAGAGTATGGATTTCAAGGAATACCAGGACTAAGAATGTTAGATAAGACTGCTGCTAGTAAAGGCAACACAGCTATCAATAGTGTTATAGGAGAAATAAAAAAACTCATTGACAAAAGAATGAAGTAATGGAGATAGGAAAAGTAATATATAATATTTTAAGCAACGACTCTAATGTTGCTCCTTTAGTTACTACTGACGGCAACTTAAGAATATTTCCTAGTCGTTACAATTTCCCTACTGACGTTAAGTTACCATACATTACTTATCAGATGTTTGGAGATGAGCCTAACAACACTAAGAACGGTGTAAGTGAGTATGACTACGTCAGAGTACAGATAAGCTTTTACCATAACAACTACGCTGATATGGTAACTCTAGCTGGTCACGTTAGAACAGCTTTAGACTACGTTAGTGGCACTTATAGTGGTGTAGTAGTAGATAAGATATTTTACCAAGACCAAAACGAACTATACGATGATAGTGCTGGTTCTATTGGTTTATATGGTATAGCACAAGATTACAGATTTAACATAAATAGATAGATATGGAAACCTATAAAGTAAAGATAAAAAAGAACATTGAGTGTAGAGGAGTAGAATATGTAGAAGGCGAATCTTACAAAGTAGTAAGAGCAGTCTTTAACTTCTTACAGCATAACGATGCAATAGATACAACAAAGAAAAAATCTAAGAAGAAGGAAACTTCTGAAGATTTAGATATTAGCTAATTATAAATTTTAAAATTTTAAAAAATGATTTTTAACGGAACGGATTTAATCCTAAAAGTTTCTCCTAGTGATGGAGGAACGGAAGCGAAATTGATGCATTCTCAGAATGTTTCACTTTCAATGAATGTAGATACAATAGACATCTCAACAAAAGACTCTGCTGGTTTCAGAGATTTGTTAGGTGGTCAAAAGTCTTTTAGCCTTAGTGCTGATGGTCTTATGGACTTCTCAGCAACTGCTGGAGATACTGATGTAGCTGAATTATTTGACCAGATGATGGATAGAACAGCAGTAGATTTTACTTTTGCTCTAGCTACTCCAGCTGGTTATACAATAACTGGAGATGGTTTTATTACTTCTCTAGAGATTAGTGGTGGTACAGAAGATGCTCCAACTTACTCTGTTTCAATAGAGGGAACTGGCGCAATTACTAAGACTGCTGTATAATAATTTCTTTGTTGGTTGGGGATTGTGCTACGGCACGTCTCCCAACTAGCAATAACTTAAACTAACAAAGATATGTACGAAATTGTAATAATAAACGGTAAAGATTACCCAGTAAGATTTGGAATGAACTCTTTGAGAATGTTCTGTAAAGATACTGGAAGAAGTTTAGCTGACTTAGATAAGCTAGGAGAGGGAATGAGCTTAGATGATGCTTGTTATCTAATCCTAAACGGAATAAAAGACGGCTCACGAGTGAGTGGTCAAGAATGTTCTTTAAGTGTTGATGATGTCGCAGATATGTTAGACGAAGATTTTGACGCACTAAACAAAGTGCTAGAGATATTCTCTAATCAATTCTCTGCTAAATTTGAAACGGAGGGAAACGACAAAGCCACGAAGAAAGTGGCAAAGAAGAAGAAGTAACTTGGGATAAGTTAGAAGCTATAGGTTATGGCTTCGGATTACTACCTAAAGACTTTTGGAGTTTAACTTTCCACGAGTTTCTGTGTATGCAGAAAGGCGTAAACGATAGAGTGGAAAAAGAACAGCAATGGGAATGGGAACGAGTGCGATGGTTGGCTTGTGTTAATTTACAGCCACACACTAAGAAAGGACAAAACCTAACTCCAGACAAGTTAATTAAATTTGATTGGGAGAAAAAGAAAGTTAAAACCGACATCGAAAAACAACGACAAAGAGCAGAATATATTAAAAAGAAATACGAATTGTTAAACAAAGACAATGGCTGAGAAAACATTAAGCGTCAAATTATCATTAAACGATAAGCAGTTTCAAAGTGCTTTAAGAAAGTCTACGAGGTCTATTCAAAGATTTGGTAAAAAAATGCAAAGCTTTGGAGATACTATGACTAGAAACATTACATTTCCAGTCATTGGTCTTGGTGCTGCTGCTGTTAAGTTAGCTTCTGACTTTGAAGAAACTCAATCTAAATTCAACACAATATTTAGAGATATATCTGACAATGCTCAAAAAGCATCAAAAGAATTATCTGATAGCTTTGGATTAAGTTCTAGAGCTTCTATGCAATTACTTTCTGATACTGGCTCACTTCTTGTTGGTTTTGGTTTTACTCAAGAAGAAGCGTTAAAACTATCAACAGAGGTAAATAAATTAGCTGTAGACTTAGCATCTTTTACTAATTTTAGTGGAGGTGCAGAAGGTGCTAGTAGAATACTTACTAAGGCTTTATTAGGTCAAAGAGAAGCGTTAAATAGTTTAGATATTGCTATAACAGAAACAGATTTAAAACAATTTGCAGAAGAACAAGGTTTAGTTTTTAAAGAATTAGGTAGAATAGAAAAAGCTAATCTTACTTTTCAACTTGCAATAAGACAAAGTGCTGATGCTGTTGGAGATTTCCAAAGAACTTCTACTGGATTTTCAAATCAATTAAGAATACTACAAGGAGAACTAGAAGATGTTGCTGTTGAATTAGGTGTAGAGATTTTACCTTTAGCTAAAGATTTAGTAAGTTATTTAAGAGACTTAGCTAAGTTTACAAGTAAATTTTCTAGCGAACAAAGAACAGCAGCTTTACAAGTAGCTGGATTTGCAGCAGTATTAGGACCAATTATTACTGTAGCTGGTAAACTTGTAACAGCATTTGGAGTACTTAGAAAGTTTTTCTTTTTAAAGTTGATTCCAGTACTAAGATTAGTTGCTAGTGTATTAATGAATTTAACTCCACAAGGTAGAATAATAAGTGGATTGATTGTTGCTGCTTCTTATCTTGTAACAAATTGGAGTAAAGTAAAAAAAGGCTTTGATGACTTAGTTAAGTCTACTAAAGATTTACTTACTCAATTAGGATTGTTAGAAAAGAAAGAAGATTTAGCTTTAGACTTTTCAGTACAAGAGGGAGAGGTTTTAACTATTGAAGAATTAAGACGTAGAGCTGCTGGTAGACAAGGAGTAAAGATTGTACCTAAGAAAAAGCCAGTACAAATGTCTCAAGAGGAAAGAGAAGGTAGAGCTAGAATGGCTAAACGTAAAGCTGAGGCTACAGCATTACCAATAATAGAGTCAATAAAAGTTACTTCAGTTGCACTGAAAGAATTAAAAACTGATTTTGTTAATTTAGAACCAATATTAGAAGATTTTGAGGAAAGTGTTTCTGGTATTGATTTAGCAGTACAAGAAATGAACTCTATCTTTGGACAATTTGGCTCTAGTATTCAAGGAGCTTTTGTAACTGCTTTACAGAGTACAGATGGTTTCTTTGTTAGCCTTATAGACGGAATCAAAAGAGCTGTAAATGAAATGCTTAGTCTTTTATTAGTAACAGC